AGCTCAATTGCATAGGCTTTGGTGCCGGCGGCCAATTCAGCTGCACTTTTGCCTTGGGTGAGTCCTAATCTAGTTTGTTGTGTAACAAATGCCGCAGTGGCTGCACCAATATCATCAGTGCTCAGTCCTAATCTGCGTAGGCTGTCATCACTACCTTCAGATAGGTCTGTGAGCTTGCCGGTTATTTCACTAAATGCGTCGGCACCATCTCCGGCCATGCCTTTGAATCGAGCCAGGGCTTGGGCATTTTCTCCTACTTGTTTGGTAAAGCTGGTAAGTGTAAGTCCAGATGTAGTAAACTGCCGTTGCAGTCCGCTCATGCCTTGTTCGGTCAAGGCACCTACTCGGCTAAGATCATTAAAGGCTTTGGTTGTTTGATCCAGCTGTTCCAGCATGAACTTGCTGGCTTCAGCTGTGGCTTTGATACCTGCGGCCAGTGCTTCGCCAGCAAACGGAATAGCCCTGGACATGCCGGCTAAAGCATTTGACGCTATGTCTACTACTGAGTTTAGGCTCTTAAAGGTGGTTTCACCACGACCCACATTGGCTGCAAGCCCAACAAGTCCTTTGGTTAGATCACCAGCACCTTGAAGTCCTGCCTTGCCAAATGCTTTTAGACCGGTTTTGGCATCTTCAAGATCAGTTGCAAGCCCTTGGACCTGCGCCCTAAGGCGTTCCATTTCTTCTTGCAGTTCTCTTTCTGTTGCCATGTATTTTTACCTGATAAGTATAACATATATTTATGGTGGCCAAAAATGACTCAAATTGATAACCCTTTACGCAAGTATTTCAGACAGCCTGTGATACATCTGCGCTTGCCCAGCGGTGGTAAATTTTATCCGCCTGGCACTTTGGATTTACCACCCAACGGCGAGATACCTATTTTGCCCATGACCGCGGTAGACGAAATTACCAGTCGCACTCCAGATGCCCTGTTCAATGGCTCTGCCGTGGTAAATGTATTGACCAGCTGTGTTCCCAATATTCAAGATCCGTGGACCATACCAGCAACCGACTTCAATGCACTGTTGGCCGCAGTTCGCATTGCCAGTTACGGACATGAAATGGAAATTTCCAGCACTTGCCCAAAATGCAATCAAACTCATCCGTACAGCATTGATCTGCGGTCGGCCTTGGATCAAGTGCAAATGGCCGACTATGACACTCCTGCTGTGATTGGTGATCTAAGCTGCTACTTTGTGCCCATGACCTATGGACAATTGAACGAAGTAAGTCAGATTCAATATGAAGATCAAAAACTCATGCAGATAGTGAATTCTGCCGAAACAACCGAAGAAGAAAAAATGACCAAACTGGGCGAAGCATTTAAACGCATTACCTATTTGACCATACGCAGTATAGCACAAAGTATCGGCGCTATAAAGACAGCCAATGTCATGGTGACCGACACCGCACAGATTGAAGAATTTTTAATCAATGCTCCCAAAGACGTGTTCAATCGTTTGCGAGACCATGCTATCCAACTGCGCGAAGCCACTGAACTTGCACCTGTTGCCATCATCTGTGACAACTGTCAAAATGACTACAAACAAGAATTTACATTGGACATGTCAAATTTTTTCGAAACCGCCTCTTAGTGCTGGACTCTGACAACATCGTCAAGATGGTTGATCAGATGGAAAAAGAAACACAGGACATTCGGCTTGATGTGTTAAAACTGTGTTGGTATATGAGAGGCGGAGTCACATACGACGAAGCTATGCAGATGAGTCAGGTTGACCGCGACCTGATCAACGACATAGTCAAAGACAACCTTGAAACTACCAAGAAGAGCGGACTTCCTTTCTTTTAAACACTATGTTACTAAATTTAAAAACTGTCACGGCCGACATAGAACAATGGATCGAACAATTTGTAGAGGTTCCACATCCTGCACTGGGCGGTTGGGCTCCGTGTCCGTATGCCCGTAAAGCCCGACTGGACAGAGATTTTGATGTCCGTCTAGGACTAGCACCCATGCACGATTTGATCAGTGTCAGTCGTCGGGGATTAGAAGGCAAGAGTGTGGTGATATTTGTGTATGACCCTGCTGACACTTCTTATGAAGAATTGAGTTATAGTGTTGATGTTTGCAACCGAGAATTTTTAGTACCAAACGATCTACTGGCTTTAGAAGACCACCCGGCCGATGCCGAAGTGGTCAACGGAGTGGTTATGAACCACGGAACCTATGCTCTTGCATTGGTGCAGAGTCTTACGGATCTGAATGAAAAAGCTCAACAAGTTGCTCGCAAAGGCTTTTATGACACTTGGCCTGAAGAGTATCTAACCCCGTTGTTTCGACATCGTCAGGACCCAAGACTATGACTTACCAATTTGCACGAATTGATCTAGCAAAAACAAATTACACACCCACTGTGGAGTGGAAGTATATCGACAGTCGCGAACCCGATGTGTTGACCCGGCTGGATGACATCTACAGAACTTATTGTATCTACAAACACTTTGCCAGTGTAATGCCCATGTTCCCGAGCCGTTACACAGATCCTATGGCCGAGATCATTGGTTATTACGATCAAGAACGATTGGTGGCTTGGAGTTTGATTCGCAAGTTTGATCAGCACAATGCCTTGTGTGATCAGTTTGCATGGACGTATCATCGACCCCGGATGCGATTGGGCATCGAAACAATGAAAACCGAGTGTGCTATCTACAAGGAACGAGGATTCCAATACTTGTACCTTGAGCAAGCGCACTTATACAAATCCGACATGGCGGGATTTGAAATACTAGGACCTATGGAGTAAACTATGGCAGACTTATATACAATTTGGGCAAACAAAGAAGGTGACATTTCAGATATCGATTGGGTCACAGGAATGAAAAGTTTTTTTGATCATTTGATTACCGAAGGCAAAATGGAAAGTTACAGGATCACCAGATGTAAAATGGGATTCCGTAGCATTGCTGACATGCCGGAATGGATGATCTTGATGGAGTTCCGGGACATGGCACAAATGGATTCGGCATTCCGTCGTGTTGCTCCATTAGAAGGCGAGCTAGAAGTCAAGCACAAATCATTTAATCAATTTGTTGCTGGAGACATCCAACACGCACTCTTCAGAGATTTTCCGGATGTTTTTGAATAAATAACGGTGTAGTTCGCGGCACGCCAATGCCCAACTACTCTAACAGTTGAAAAGAAACTATCAGCAATGATATTTACAAAAACAAATCCACCTGCAGGCTTTTATGTCTATGCTTATCTACGTAAGTCAGATAATACACCTTATTATATAGGCAAAGGACAGGAAAGTCGAGCCTGGGGTAAACATCATTTTCAAATACCAAAAGACAAATCTAAGATTATTATTGTTGAGGCCAACTTAACAGAATTGGGTGCGTTGGCTATAGAACGCAGATTGATTAGCTGGTATGGTCGTAAAGACATTGGCACAGGTATTTTAAACAACAAAACAGACGGTGGAGATGGATCACTGAATTTATCGTCAGCTACTAAACTCAAAGTTAGCAAAGCACTAACAGGCAGGGTTCCGTGGAACAAAGGCAAGCAAACAGGGCCACGATCTGCTGAATCTGTAGCTAAACAAAGTGCAAGCACTAAAGGAAAGCCCAAACAATCAACAGAAAAGATGAAAGGGCATACACCTTGGAATAAAGGTAAGAAAGTTGCCGAATTACTGGCCCCTGAATCGAGAGCAAAGATAAGTGCTAGACACAAAGGCAAACCAAAGTCAGTTGAACATAATCTTAAGAATAGTCTAGCTCAGAAAGAGTATCAAAGACTTAAACGATTATCTACTACTTAAGATCTCTATTAGAGATCTATTGATTTCACTTCGTTCATCAATTATTGTTTTTCTTTAGCATTATCTAGATATTATGGTCACAATTCACCGTATGCACGGTGAATATGACTTCCACATTATCTGAGTAGTACAGTCATTTATCATAATGAGATTGTAGTTTCCTACGCGGAGGCGGTTGACCGGTACCCCCTACTCAAGCTTCACATATCAACGGAACCCTAGTGACCCGACGATAAATCCAAGTCCTACGAGCATGGGGTGTATCTTTTTCACAGAGCCCAAACCATTTGTTGCCTTAAGTTAGCAATTGCCTTTGACGCCCAAGAATCCGGACCGGGTATCTCACCGTTCCTCAATGGGGATCCGTCGAGCGGATCACAGAGTCTTTGAGTTGCCTGTCTAGTTTAAATGTAATTGAGTTTTTTTAATGCTGATTGACAAAAGTCTGCGTAAAGCTGATGTTGTAGTGGCCCAGGATGCATATTGTCAGAGCCTAGGTCCACGTAACTATTTGATAAGTTGAAGTTTTTATAGTTTATAAAGCTGTTGATATTGTGTAAATGTAATGCCAGTGATTGGGAAGATAATAGTCCAATAATTAATAGTTTTGCGTCAATTTTGTTACAAAAATTTACAAGTTGATGTAGTCTGATGATTGATTGATAAAAACAATTGTCGTCCGTAATTAGTCGATCTATGACATTTGTGGTTAAATTTGTAGAAGATAATCGATGACTTTGCTTTTGGTGATGTGTAGTAATGTGCCATACTTTGTTGTCGGTTGTCCAATAAGGGAATCTGACTTCTTCTGTTGCGCCTAAAATAACAATGTCTCCAGCACGTATGTCAGATCTAACAATTTGATCTACTGCCCAAGAAATAGAAGAGCCGCCAGCGGTTAAAAACGACACTGGCATTTTTAAAGAGTCAGCAAGTAATTGTCCATATCTTTGATTTTCCAAAACGCCAACACCATGTGTCACGCTACAACCTGCTAACCATAGCTGTTTACTATCTGTTTTTCTTTGATCAACTAATTTTGTATATAATTCTGTGGAATAGTCAGTTAACCCTAGTCCGTGAACATTGTTTTTTTGTTTTTGAAATTCACATAAAATATATTCAGTGTAAAAATGAATTGAATCGGCAAAATCTATATTTTTATTGTCTGACCAATTTTCTGGAGGATAATAGTAAATATTATCAGCTGAATCAAAGATGCTGTAAACAGCCACAGTATCTTCGTTAAGTTTTGGTAAATCAGCTAACGATGTATATACAGTAATATCTCCTTTATGTGGATTATTTAAAAATTCTTTATAATTTGACCGATCAATCAAAAACGCTCGCGGATCAGCAGAGATTGCTTTTTCGGCAAGCTCGATGTTGTTATCTCCAATATATAAATTAATTGTCATGTAATTTTATTCTTAATGTGACTACCATGAACACGCACAGATATCTGGCCGTTGTAGTAGTCGTCTGATTCCAATACTCGATGATTAAATTGTTCTCTAGCTTCTATGTAACTACAAGCTGCCTTTGAATTGCAATAAAATAATATTTCTCTTGTGAAGTTGTCTGCGCCTAGTTCGGCAATGTCTCGATTGAGTTGATCGTTACTGCCATAGTATAGTTGCCAGTCTGAGTCTATCTTGCTTCTGATTTTCTTGCGTTTCTTGTTGCCGTTTTTGAGTTTTACTACTTTGTATGTGGTCTTACTGAATTTTGCTAATTTTTTTCCAATATATTTCCGGCCAGATAGTTTATTTGTGATTAGATAAACAAATCCGACGCAGTCTTCGGGTAGTTCTGAAATTTGCTGTTGTTCGTAAAGCCATACCATGGACTTATAGTTATCATTATATTGTTATCTCTGTTGAATTTCTTGCCATAATCAAATATATTATACATAACACGCATGTCTTTAGGCAAATCTGCTAGTGAAGAACATCCAGTGAAAGTTTCCTTCATAGCGTATTTTTAAATTGTTCTAATAGATAGGTGCCAAACAATTGATGACTTAAGACTCCTGGGTGCAAATCATCGGTGCCAAGATCTAACAAAAAATGTGGTTTGAATCCTCGATCAATATTCAACCATATGCACTCACTCAGACCAGGAATACTAGTATACTCTTGATGAATGTTATCGTATATTTTAAAAAACTCCAGATCGTCTCTAGTGTCACTGTTTAGTAACTTTTGTGTATATGGTGTAGTATCAGATGGTAAACGAGAAACGCTTGTGATTGTGTTAAAATATCCTGGGTCCCACGGTAGAATATTATTGATAAAATATACTTTAGTACCTAGTTGTTGTCCCAGACGATTAATAATTGCGGTATATTTTAGAATTTTTACAATTTCACAGTGATCGTGGTGCAACGAAAAAAATTTATTTTTTATATCATTTAGGTATTTTTTATTGTAAGTTATTTTAGGATTAACAGTTACATCAATTAAATCTAGCGACGGTACCCAATGTTGATTTACATCGTATAACTCTGCTCCTAACGAGAATCGATAACGATATATTGATGTCCAACTCACAAACAGATATTTGCACTTGAAACTGGATAGCGCATCTATAGACTGTTGAAAAATTTCAATATTGCTACTACCGCCGACTCCTAAGTTTAATAAGTTTGTGTTTGATAACTCGTCTGCTGAGCCATACAGAAGATTGACCCACAGATTTGTATT